ACAGAGCATCCAATCCTCGCTATTCCCACAGATGAGGAGATAGCATACATGAATGCTGGAGAGTTAATGGAGTTTCATCAGATTCGTGAAGAAGCTATTCGAAACGCGGCAAAAGACCCGTTCAGATATGGATGGAAGTTTGAAAACTGGAAAAAGCTGGAGCAATGCCTTGAGACAAGAAACGAAGCACTTATTAGCGGTGGGAATCGCAGTTCGAAAACTCAAGTAGGGGCATACTTTGTAGTTAAAGCTGCCATTGAGAATCCAAACTCGGATATTTTCTGTTTTGCTCAGAATGCAGAAGTTTCAATTCGACAACAGCAAGCGGCGGTTTATGACTGGATGCCTGCGGAATTCAAGAGTAAGCAAACCAGTCAAAACACATATCTTTCTTATTCACGAAAGAATGGATGGACTGACAATTCTTTGATTTTACCAAATGGATCACGAATTTCGTTCAAAACATATGCTGCCTTCGCAAACAATCAAACCATTCTAGAAGGAGCCGAGCTTGGATCTAAAGAAGCAACATGGCTGAATATTGGGACTTGGTGCGACGAAATGCTTGGTGGCCCTGAATTAGTTGACACGTTAAGATTTCGATTAGCCACGAGAAACAGCAAGATGATGCTTACGTTCACTCCAATTTTTGGATATACTGAACTAATAAAGCAATACCTTGATGGAGCCAAGGTTCTTGAGAGCAGGAAGGCGGAGTTGTTAAACGACGAAATTGTCCCAACGATTCTTGAATGCAAGAATATTAAAGGCACTATTCACTACTTTCACTCTCAAGACAACCCCTTTGGTGGTTATGATCGGATAAAACAAACACTACTAGGGAAGACAAGAGAAGAGATTTTAATCAGAGCTTACGGAATACCAACAAAGGCAGCTGCAACTAAGTTCCCCAAGTTCAACAAGGTTGTAAATGTAATTTCACCTGACTCAATTCCAACTACGAACATCACGCGTTATCACATTATTGACCCTGCTGGGGCTAAGAATTGGTTCATGTGTTGGATCGCAGTTGATGAGACTGGAACTTTCTGGGTTTATCGTGAGTGGCCGGGAGTTGACGTTGGCGACTGGGCGGAATGGAAGGGCGGGAAGTGGATGCCGGGGCCGGGATCTAAAGGACAAGGATTCGGTATTCGTGATTACATCGAAGCAATTCAAGAGCTGGAAGGTGAAGAAGATATCTTTGAACGTCTTATCGATCCTCGCCTTGGGGCCGCAAAATACCAAGCACAAGACGGTTCCTCCTCAATTATCGAGGATCTTAACGAATCTGGACTAGTTTGTATTCCAGCTCCCGGACTTGATATTGATGATGGATTGCAAGCACTTATAGGCAAGATGTCGTGGGATACAAGCAAGCCATTAGACTCGGTGAATCGTCCAAGATTTTATGTAAGTTCTGACTGCGAGAACATCATTCAAGCACTGTCTGAATATACTGGCGAGGGCGGACTCAAGGAAGCTTGGAAAGATCCTATTGATGTTTGTCGATATGCTGCAATCGCAGGAATAGATCACGTTGACAAAAGTCAGTCATTTGTTACAACTCACGGGTCTGGTGGATATTGATTATGAAAAAAGTAGCAAAAAAAGCGACTAAGCGAGGACGGCCAGCCAAGAAATCTATTGTCATTGATGACTTTCCAAGCAATGTTTACGACGTTGCTGGAGAGCAAATTGAAGATACCTTCTTGGCAATGCGCGTGTGTAATAATCCAAATTGGATTATTGTGAGGATGGATGGACTAGCTGTTCCGGTCAAGTGTCCAAGCCGCATGTCAAATAAACTTGTTGGCAAGCGCATCAAATTATGCCTAGTATCTGCCGAGCCTGAAGACTATTACGAATACGTATCATGATTGAATCACAAGAAATTGAAGATGAAACTCTTATCTATGCTGATAAAGAGCCAGATGTTGGTGCGTTGACTGACGCATATGATACGTGCTTGATTGATTTGGACTACTATTTTGAGTCATGCCTTCGCTCTTATAATGATCGACGTAATATCTGGGATGGTAAATCCGATGACTTGCGGAAGAATGGTGCAAACGCTTTTCCGTGGCAAGGAGCTTCAGATCAAGAAGTCAATGTTGTTGGCGAGCGCATTGATATGTATGTCGCACTATTTGATCAAGCATTGCAGCGCAGTCACATCAAAGCTTTTCCGACCTCTATGGCTTCTATGCCTAGAGCTTCGATGGTGTCCTCATTCCTTAAATGGATGCGTTCAACCTACATCCCAGACTTCAAGAATCAAATGGAGTTGGGGGCGAACTATTTGCTAGAGAAGGGGATTATGGTATCCTATGTTGGATGGAAGCGAGAAAAAAGAACATATCTGCAACAAGTCACCATCGACCAAATTGCCCAAGAATCCCCTGATCTAGCGAACCTTATTATTGATGGAAATGACGACGAAATGCTGATCGGCTTGATCCAGCAAGCGTTTCCAGACTTGTCAAGCAAACGCTCCAAAAAGGCGATCAGAGATATGCGTAAAACGGGAATGGCTGAGATTCCGCTTCCACGACAAACTGTTGACTGTCCTATCGTTTACTCATGCTCCCCTGATGGTGAAGTGATTTTCCCTCCTTATGTTTCCGATCCACAACGTGCGCCATACATCTTCTGGCGGACGTTCTTGACCGCACAGGAACTGGAGAAAAAAGTAACCAGTGAAGGCTGGGACCGTAAATGGGTTGACCATGCGATCTCCAATCTTCGCGGAAAAGATTCAATGTATCTCGATGGAGAGAAGGTGAAGACCGTTACACGCCTTCCAATTACTGACGACAACGATCTTGTGATGGTTGTTTATGGTTATCAGCGACTAATTGACGAGGAAGACGGTTCCGAAGGCATTTACTGCACCGTGTTCCACCCTCAGGCAGATGGATACGCAAAGCATGAGTTGCTTAATGGCTATGACGACTACCCATTCGTTGTGACTCGCCTAGCCAATGACCAGAAGCGGATGTATGAAGTCCAAACGTTCTCTGACGTTCTTCGTGGCCCGCAGATGCAGATTAAGACTGAGCGTGATAGTCGCATCGACCGCGCTTCGTTGGCCACTTTGCCGCCGCTAATGCACCCTGCTGGCCGTCCCCCCTCCGATTGGGGTCCTGGCCGTCGCGTTCCTTATCGTCGTCTTGGCGAGATTGCGTGGGGACCAGTTCCTCAAATGGACCAAGGTTCCATTGAATCAGAGATGTCTATGCGAGCGCAAGCAGACCGCGCTGTCGGCCTTGATCTTACGAACCCGCTCACGGCTGCTCGTCAACAATTCTACATTGGCAAGTTCCTCGATCATGTCCGTGATGTCTTGACGATGGCGTGGAAGCTGTATCAGCGCATGGGACCGGACGAGGTTTTCTTCCAAGTCACTGGCAACCCAAATCCTCAAACGATGACCAAGGGTAGTCCCGACGAGAACTTCAGCATTACGGTGTCATTTGACTCGTTGACCACTGATCCAGAGACTGCGGAGACGCAACTCAAGAACATGGTGTCACTTGTTCAACTTGATCGCAATGGCGTTCTGGATGTCAACAAGCTCCTTGAGTTTACTGCGTCGAGCATCAACCCGATCTTTGCGGACTACGTTCTGCAACCAGTCGAGGAAGCCCAGCAAAAGGTCGCCAAGAACGTCACTGATGACCTTGCGAAGATCTTTGCTGGTATCGAGGTTCCCGCGCAACCCAACGGCGCACAGATCGCAATGCAGATGGTGCAGGCGTATGTCCAGCAACCGGACATCATGCAACGCGCACAGTCTGACGAAGCGTTTGGTGGTCGTCTCCAGAAATACATGGAGCAATACCAGTTCCAAATGCAACAGATGCAGAATGCCGAGATCGGCAGGCTGGGAACTGCGCCCGCTCAAATGGGCGGCGTGACAACCCAAGGAATGCAACAATAATGGAGAAGCGATTCAAAAAAGTCGTTACCAATCCTGACACTGGACGCAAGAAGACCGTCAAGTATGGGCAGGCTGGCAAAGCCGCAGACGGTGGTGACAGGATTCGTCCGGGAACAGCTAAGGGTGATGCTTATTGCGCTCGATCCAATGCTATCAAAGGCGACTGGCGTAGCGATAAGAACTCACCAAACAGCTTGTCGCGTAAAAAATGGCGTTGTAGCGGAAGCAAATCAATGAAGTAATCTTATGCCCAAATTACCACTACTAAGCAACGCCAATAAAAAAACGCAACAGACATATAATGTTCCATTGCTGACTAGTTATGCTGGGTATCCAGTGATTCCTGCCAAAAGCATGGGTCTTGAGAATTACTACAACAAAGATGGTAAGCAGGTAGCTGGAATGGCATGGGGTGGCAGCAAGAATCCTCCGGGGCAAGGAGGTGGGGAACCTTCAGTCATTATTCCAAATCAAAATTACTTCAGAAATGATCCAACTGGATACAATGCGTTGGTGAAACTGGAAGCCTCTAGGCACTGGATGGGGGAAAATGATTACTCTCCTAAGTTCAAAATAACACCTGAGATGCAGGAATGGCGCAAGAAAAACTTTGCAAATATTGGACCAGCTGGCGATGCGTATTTGAATGATGATAATGCGTTTCGACAAACTGTAATTTCAAGGCATATTGGAGGAGATAGGAACATCCCTCCGCTAAATAGTGATGCATTAAAAGAAGTTAGCGTTGTGCAAAGCAATTTGAATAAGGCTGAGGAAGCGTCTAAGCCAACAATCACCCAATCCATAATGTCGGCAATGGGCATGAAACACAAATAATCTTATGAAAAGCAAATCAAATGGCTGCGGCCACAAGGAAGAAAAAGAATACGGCAAAGGCAAAAAAGGCAAGGGCTACGTCGAGATTGAAATCAAGATGGGCCGCATGCCTAAGAAAAAAGCTAAACGCAAGTAGTCTATGAAAAAGCCAAAAACAAAAGCCGCTAAACAGGCCAAAGTGGCGAAAGTCATGGGTGAATATAACACAGGAACTCTCCATGCAGGAGTGAATCCCAAAGGACCAAAGAAAGCCCCATTGGCGAAAAATCGGAAACAAGCGGTTGCAATCGCAATGTCCGAAGCTAAAATCAAAAAGCGTAAGTAATAATATGACCCCACTACCTAATAGATTATGCCAATGCCGCTTATAAATCCGCCACAACAAAAAATGGGGCTTCCGCTACCATTGGTTAATTACGGCAAAAGACCAGATAAGACCCAGAAAGGACGGGGGTATCTTGGAGAATTAAAACTTCCTGACGGGAATGTTGCCACGGAGTATTCCACTCAAAGCGGAGCAGTAAAAGTTAATGGGAAGCAAATTGATTTCCCGACATTGGTTCCAACACTGAGCAAGGAAGATGTAGCCTTAATGCAGAATGACGTAATTCCTAACAAGAAGCCGATTCCAGAAGCAATTATGCAAAAAGCAATTGAACACGCCAAAATGAGATTGGCCCAAAAACTCAGTCCATTCAAATAATATGACATCACTACCTAAACCAACCATCCAACAAGCCATTGAATCTCTCTCTGATCGTGACGAGTTCAAGGCTATCGTGCAATTTGTCCGAGACGAACGTGAGCGTTTCTTTGCCGACCTTCGCCAATGCGTTGAGCCTAACGAAGTTATGAAGATCGTCGGAAGCGTTTCCACACTGGACGAGTTGTTGTCATTGCTGACGGTTGAAAATAGTTGACATTGTTTTCAACATCGTGTTTTACTCGCTCCGCCAGACTGGCTTGTTTGGTGTGAACGTGTCAATATAACTGAGGTCGCAGGGTTTTTCGTTTTTCCCTGCGGCCTCTTTTTTGTTCAATCTTGATACATTACTAAATTGCTTGACATACTAATGATTATAGTATTACTGTCTTCACG